ACTAATACGGATTCGTACTGTGCAATAATGTGCAATCATTTATCGCATGCAGCGGAGCGAGCGCGTAGCGCGAGCGGATTAATTATTTATGGTACGAATACGTATCGGTATTGAATATTGATAATGATAATGATTCTCAAAACATCTGTGTGCGGATTGCTAAGTAACACGGATGCGTAACGTATACGTAACGGTTACGTGTTAGCGCAGTTAACGAACTGTCTACCAATCCAACACAAAGGTGCTGTGCTGTGCCATACTGTATACATACCACGAGAGACAAAGTATGCGACTCATTGAACAGCAGATGATTGATGCAATCAAGCAAGGTAAAGATTGGCGTAAGGATAACACTGAAGTTATTACAATCAATGACTGCTCATGGGTATATTTGCATCATAATCACATCGCTTCAATTAACAATGATATCGTTGAAGTATATGATGGAGGTTGGCAGACTAACACGACTAAATCACGTCTTAATTCTATCATCAAAGGATTGTGTGATGGGTTCACATGTGGTGTGTATCAACATAAGTTTGAATGGTTTATTACTGATGATAAGTTAGTGCATCAGTTTGAGAACGGTTACACCTTTGCGAGAGTTTGATATGAAACTAAGTAACGTCACATTCACGCTCAACGACAAACCAATGAAGACCTTGTTATGGTGTAACAAAGTGCCAAAGGGTAAGCGTAACAAACCCAGTAAGATTAATGGTATTCAACATCATGAAATAAGCAGCAGCGTAGAACACACGTACTATCAACCATTGTGAACCAATGTTACAACTGTCCACCATCGCTTGACTTCTGCTCCCAACTCTGCCATAATAACAGCATGAACAAAGAACAACTCATCGCCTTAGCTACTAAAAGATATCACGAGCAACTGCAACGTGAGTATAACTACCGTCAAGCCATTCGTGATGGTTCAATCCAACCTTTTGATGCAAAGACTATTGAGTATTGGGACATTGCAGACAAAGACTGAACTGTCCACTACCGCTTGACTTCCTCTACTTCATCTGCTATCATTAATACATGCAAACACTTCCAACTGACTACTCACATCAACAGCTTGTCGATGCATTGTCTGCCGAGTATGAGTTCTTATGTCATGATGACTTTGATCCTGACGTTGACATGTCACAAGCAGAATATGTAGACTATCTTAATACATTGTCTGTTGCTCAACTCATCGCAGAAACAGACACAGATGATAACTATACTCTAGAAGAGTACATGTTTAACCATAGCTGATCATTACACTGAGGATATTTTATCCTCTCTGTAGTGTTCATCACTACATTATCCACCTTATTTCACATACACATGTTCACCTATCAATCATCTTCATTCATCAGCTACATTTTCACAGACGTACTGCGCGGTACTTGTAACGTCATGATGAAGAATGGTTCATACTATCGTTACACCAACGTGTCACGTCGTGCATTGCTTAACCTTGATTACAACCCTTCAATCTCTTTGGGTTTGTGGTTCAATCGCAACTGTGTGAACGCTACACGTACAAACCAAGAGTTCAAGCTTCAGCTTAGCGCTGCTTGATCTAACTAACTAACTAACTATTCATTCACCCAATTAATTATCATGTTTTTCAAGCCTAACACAATCGAGTCTTCTACTGTTCGTAACATTCTTTTGAACCCATCTACCAATCAAGTAATGGTGCAATTCAAGAACAACTCTAAGACTTATCTTTATGATAATGTCAGCGAAGAAGCAATCATTGATGTATTCTTTGGAGAGATTGTATCATTCGGTAAGTTTGTCAACGCATACTGCAAAGGCAATCTAACTACTGTCGTCGGCTGATTGTCTTTAATCAAACAACACATTCACAACACTATGACAACTATTACTTTGACTGACATGCAACAACGCATAAGCGAGTTGTTTGACATCGACAGCGTGTCTAAAGTTGATACTATTATCCAAGAACTTGAGGGTTACGGTATTGATACTGAAGAGAATCTAGATGATGCCTACTGTGGATGTTATCGCGACGAGTCAACATTCTGTGAGGACTTGCTATGTGAGTGCTACAGCGAGGCAATCGATGCGATGCCAGTATTCTTACAGACTGCAATCGATTGGGAATTAGTATGGCATCAAACAATGCAATATGATTACTTTGCAATCTATCATGATTGCGAATACTATTTCTTCAATCGTAACTTCTAGTGTTAGTTATTACTAACTCACTAATTAGTTATTATTATTAACTAATCGTAATCCCTCAGTATTACTAATACAAATACTGGGGGAATTTCACATACACAACACATTCATCAAGGACGCAGTTTTAACTAATGCCAACTGAAACTACTATCATCCTAGCTGTTGTCGGCATGTTAGGCTTATTTGCCACGGCAACAGTATTTCAACGTTCCAATCGTATCACCTCACGCTACTACGGTAAGAAGTAATGACTATTACTGAACGAAACCACAAACTACAGGGATTACGTGAGCAAATGTATCACTACAGTCGATTGACTGATTGGTGCCGTGAAGAAATAGTGCGAGTCAATCGTGCATACAAAGAACAAAATTTAGACCTTTATCAAGAGTTATTCAATGACACCTGAGACACGTCCACATGCCCCTACAGCAGGCTTTCAAACGCTGTGGGTACAAAGACAACTAAAGAAGCTAAGAGAGCGTACAGAGGCTCTCAAAGCACAGTATATTAAACCCGACGACATCATTTAACTATGCAAGCTAAATCATTAGACGATGATTACTTCATCAAAAATGCTATTTTATGTTTTCTTCATCACTATCCCAATCATAAATGGACTCCAATCTATGAAGAGTTAGCTAAACGTGACACATTCATCAAGAACGCAGTTCCCGCTAAACCACAAACACGTACCAAATCAAATGCTAAAAAGACAGACGATTAAAACGTGGCGTTACACCACAACAGATGGGCAGGTGCGATGGTTACTTGCACCCGATTCAGAAGTTGCTACATGGGCTGCTGCTGAATTGTCCGGCGGCTCTAAGTACTTAAAAGATGTTTATTTAGACAATGATGAGTGGTAAAAAACCTTACTATCCAAACAATTGGAAAGAGTGGAAAGAAGTTCCTGATGAGTTTCTTTATGCACCAACATATGAAGAGTTCAATGATTGGAAGCTCCATGGTTGGCAATTACCTAGTTCAGTGTTTTGTATCATCAGAGAGACAAAGCCAAATGGTAAGATCAAAGAGTATACATACCAACAACCCAAATCAGCAGAGAAGAAAGTAAGACAACTTTTACAAAAAGGTACAGAGTTTCTTGTTTGCACTGAAGACGTACTACAATTTAACCCACCGAAAAGAACAGATGAGCTTAATTACGATTGAACAGTTTGAAGAATTTAGTGAGGATTATCCTGAACTAGCTCAATGCTACACATTCATCAAGGACGCAGTTACGGAGGACTTATTTGCCGACACCAGCACAGATAGACGAACAGATCCAACTTGAGCGGGATGCTATTTCACAAGGTCTCAAGCGTCTACATAAAAACACTTACGACTTAGAAAACAAATCGTATGCGTCTGCTACTGTTTACGGAGCTGTTTCTATCGATACCTTGCTGCCTCTTGTGGTTGCACGTATTGAAGACACTACCAACAGGATAAAGGAGGGTAAAACAGGTGCATCATTCAAAGAGATACAACAGTATCTTGCTGATGTTGAGCCTTTGGCTGCTGCTGCATTAGCTGTTAAACTAACATTTGATAAAGTCTTTTCGTATAAAGATAAAAGCAATCAAGCAATAAATGTGTGTGATGCTATTGGTCTTGCTGTTGAGCAGGAATGCCAAATGCGTCACTACGAAAAACATGCACCAGGTTTATTACACACACTAAAAGAAAACTACTGGCATCGTTCAATTGGAACACAACAAAAAATAGTTGTAATCCGTACTTTGATGAATCGCTATGAAGTTAAACAATGGAAAACATGGGGCAGAGCTAATCGCATTAAACTTGGAGGCTGGTTACTTGACTGCATCATGCAAAGTAGCGGGTGGTTCACAAAAGACATACAACGAGAAGGCAGAAAAACTGTCCAATACGTTGTACCAACTCCAGAATTTCTTGAGATCAAGGACGCAGTAATGCGTGATGCTGAGTTATTCAGCCCACTTGCATGGCCAATGCTCATTGAACCTAATGACTGGACACATGGAAAATGTGGCGGTTACATCTTAAATGAGGTAATGAAAGGCCATGATATGGTACGCAGGGGCGATCCCTTACGTATACAGGGAGAGAGACCTATTGAGTTCTTGAACCGAATTCAGAAGGTTGCTTACCGTCTAAACCCCTTTATTGTGGGTGTAGCGGAAGAACTAGATAGATTGGAACGAGCTGTCGGTAAGTTTCTCCCTATTATTCATCATGACTTACCTCCTAAACCTGTAGATATAGAAACTAATAAAGAAGCTCGTCATAGTTATAATAGACAAGCTGCTGCAGTTTACAATCTACAAGCTCAAGAGTTTAAGAAGTCATGTAGAACAAGAATGACAATGGAAGCTGTACAAAGATTTAAAGGTAGAGATAAATTCTTTATTCCTTGGTCTTTTGATTACAGAGGTAGAGCTTACCCAATTCCTGCATTCTTAACACCACAAGACACAGACTTTGGAAAAAGTTTATTGTCTTTTGCTGAACCAGCTTACATGACTCCTGAAGCTGAAGACTGGTTAGCCTTTCAAGTAGCTACTACTTATGGTCTAGATAAAGCTACGATGCAAGAAAGATTAGATTGGGTAAAGAATAATACTCATCTTATAACTTGTGTCGCTAGTGATCCTATCTTACACATACACGAATGGGAAGCAGCTGATGAACCATGGCAATTTCTTGCAGCATGTGATGAGTATTATCACTGTGTACTAAAGTGTGATCGTCATTTTACACGTGCTTTAATTGCCACAGACGCCACGTGCAGTGGGTTACAGGTGCTCGCAGGTTTGGCCAGAGATGCGTCAACAGCCAAGCTCGTGAACGTTTTACCTAGCAAAGAACCACAAGATGCTTATAAAGTAGTAGCAGAAACTGCAATGCCTTATTGTCCTGCTTCTATCCGACCTTATTTAGATAGAAAGGTGGTCAAAAGGGTAGTGATGACCGTACCTTACAATGCAAAGCCTTTCAGTAATCGTGGGTACATCAAGGACGCATTATTTGAAAAGGGTATTGAGATTGATAAAGATGACTTAACAAAAACTGTCATTGCTGTTAGAAATGCTATGGATGAGGTCGTACCTGGTCCTATGGCTGTCATGACTTGGATTGAAGAGGAGGTTGCTAAAGCAATCGACTTGGGTAAAACAGAATTAACATGGTCTACACCATCGGGTTTTGTTGTAACTCAAAAACTCATGAAGAAAGAAACAATTCAGATTGAGTTACAGTTACTTGGTCGTTGTCAATTAAAAGTTGCTACACAAGATAGTGACAAGGTTGACAAACAACATCACAAGAATGCAACAGCACCTAACTTAATACATTCACTTGATGCTTCCCTTCTCCATTTCAGCGCATTGGCTTTCAATGCACCGATCGCTCTCATTCATGATTCTGTATTGTGTCGTGCTACCGACATGTCTGCTCTCAGTGCAATTGTACGAGAGACATATATGCACCTCTTTGCCGAACACAATTACTTGCAAGACTTCGCTGACCAAATAGGCGCGGAGACTGACCCACCGATTATTGGAGATCTAGAACCTAGGTCCGTAATTGATTCCACTTATTTTTTCTGTTAAAATGCCACGTACAATCCACAAAACCGAACAGCCTGTAGTCCTTGAAGGTTATCAAGCTGTACTGAAACCAAGCAAGTTTGGTTATTCACTTGCTGCTTTAGTTGATCAATCAATGGTTGATGCACTAGAAGATGATAGAGTTGAGTCCATTAAGTGGGCTGAGTCTAAACTAAAGAATCCTAAGCGTTCTACTCTTAAGCCAGAACCTTGGGAAGAAGTCACTGAAGGACAATACAAAGTTAAGTTTTCTTGGAATGAAGAAACAAAACCACCTGTTGTCGATACTGAAGGGACAGTTATTGCTGATGACAATACACCTATGTATGCTGGTAGTCGCGTTAAGCTTGCGTTCTATCAGAAGCCGTATATCCTCCGTGATGGAGTTACGTATGGCACGAGCCTTAAATTGGTTGGTGTACAACTGGTGTCTCTTAATACAGCAGCAGGTGTAGATACAGGAGACATGTCTACAGAAGATGTAGCAGCACTTTTTGGCAAGACTGAAGGGTTCAAGGCTGGTGAGCCTAATGTAACTCCAGCAGAAACTGAAGAGGATGATGATTTCTAATGGCTTTCCGATCAGGACTCGAAGAACGAGTAGCTGATCTTATGTGTGAGCTGGGTGTTAAGTATGAATATGAATCTACTAAGGTTCCTTATATCATCCAGCATATCTACACTCCTGATTTTCTATTACCTAATGGGATATATTTAGAATGTAAAGGATATTGGGAGCCTGAAGATAGACGTAAGATCAAGAACGTAAAAGAACAACACCCTGAACTTGATTTACGTATGGTCTTCCAAGCACCTTACAATAAAATTAGTAAAGGATCAAAGACGACATACGCTAAATGGTGTGACAAACATAACATACCGTGGACATCATTCCACAATATCCCAATCGACTGGCTCCTCTGAGTTTGTAAGACATGCACCATGTAATAGTTGTGGCTCATCTGATGGTAATAGTATCTATACAGATGGCCATGGCTATTGTTTTGTATGCCATACTTACACTGATGGACAGGAAATAATAACACACATTCACACTAACTCTATTGTGCAGATCAAAGGCTCAGCCGAACGGCTGCAGAAACGCAAGATCAGTCAAAAGACTTGTGAGAAATTTAAAGTGTATCGTGATGGAGACAAGCTAAGGTTTTACTATCACGATCCATCTGGCATTGTAAAAGGTGCTAAGATAAAAACTAAAGATAAACAATTCACTTATGAAGGAGAATCCCCTGGTACATTCTTTGGGCAACATTTATGGGGCAGCAGTGGTAAACGCATAATCATCACAGAAGGTGAGCTAGATTGTGTATCTTATGCAGAGCTATTTCCAACTTGGCCTGTAGTATCACTACCTAGTGGTGCAGCAGGAGCCAAGAAAGCAATTCAAAAGAACCTGGAGTTTCTTCAAGGTTATGAAGAGATCCTACTTTGGTTTGATGCAGATGAAGCTGGTCAGAAGGCTGCTGAAGAAGCTGCTAGTGTATTACCACCTGGTAAGGCTTACATAGCCCGTCTAGAGTCTTACAAAGACCTTTCAGACGCCTTACAAGCTAGCGATAACAAAGCTATCGATGATGCATTCTTTAAACGTAAGGAATTCAGACCTGATGGTATTATAGATGCCAAATCCTTACTTGAATTAGTTACAACACCACAACCACCAGCTGATTATGACTATCCATTTCAAGGACTTCAATCAAAGCTTCACGGGATTCGGCGCGGAGAACTTGTCACAATTACTTCAGGATCAGGCCAAGGGAAGTCGTCCGTCTGTAGAGACTTGGCTGCTCACTTGTTATCGAACGGAGAACGGGTTGGATACTTGGCACTTGAAGAGTCAAACCGCCGTACAGCTTTAGGCTTAATGTCTGCTGCTGTAGGTAAAAATTTATCATTAGGTGAGCATACTCACGATGAACTTACAAAAGCATTTGACGTTAGTATTAATCAATGGAACCTTTATCTTTTTGATGGGTTTGGTAGTTTTGATCCTGATATTATTTACAACAGGATAGAATACTTAGCTTCAGGTCTTGATTGTAAGATCATATTTCTTGATCACTTGTCTATTCTAATGAGTGGTCTTGATGGGGATGAAAGACGTATGATAGATCAAACTATGACACGCTTGCGTTCATTAGTTGAACGTACTGGCATATCATTATTTTTAGTATCACATTTAAAACGGGGATCATCCGATCAAAACCATGAAGAAGGTGCGCGTGTTACACTCGGACAACTTAGAGGAAGTGCGGCAATCGCTCAACTTAGCGATGCAGTTATTGGACTCGAAAGAAATCAACAGAGTGAAACTAAACACTCTGATACAATTGTTAGAGTTCTCAAGAATCGCTACTCTGGGGAAACAGGCATTGCTTGCAGATTAAACTACAACTTATCCACTTGTAAATTCAATGAAACCACAACACCAGCAGAGTTCGACCCAACAACAGACTTCTAATCTAAAAAGTCCTAATCCTCCTACTGAGGAGGCAGTAAAACGTGCTAAGTTTGTTGATAAAACCTATCAATGGCACGGACGTTGAATGCTGATTTTTGATTTAGAAACAGACGGACTACTAAATGATGCTACCAAAATCCACTGTCTTTGCATCTACGACACCGAAACTGAAAAAACCTTGGTCTTTAATGATCAATCGTTTACGTCAGCTACAAAGAGACCAGCGGCGGAACCTATTGTTCGCGGTATCCAATACCTCGAAGACGCTGATTATATTGTCGGTCATAACATTATTAATTATGACCTTAGCATTATCACTAAATTTTATCCATGGTTTAGACGTATTGGTGATTGCTTGGACACTCTTTTGCTTAGCCGTCTTTATCACCCGAACTTGATAGAGATCGATAAACAAAAAACTTGGAATGGTATGCCACTCAAGCTGTATGGATCACATTCACTAGCTGCATGGGGTTATCGACTCGATGAAGCTAAAGGTGATTATTGCAAGGACGCAGATTGGAAAGAGTGGTCGCCAGAAATGGAAGACTACATGATACAAGATGTTATTGTTACAAAAAAACTTTGGAACCATTTTCAACCATACCTGAATGGATCACGCTAGAACATGAAGCAGCCGAAATCCTTACAAAGCAAGAATTACATGGATGGTATTTTGATGAACGCTCTGCATGGCAACTTGCATCAACTCTCAGACAAGAGCTTGAAGAAACTTATCAATTACTACGTGACAGGCATCCTTACGTTGCCGGACCAGTATTTACTCCTAAGCGAGATAATCGGACCCAAGGCTATGTCAAAGACGCTCCACTTACACGCCTTAAAGAATTAAATCCTACATCACGAGATCATATAGCATGGATCCTGCAAACATTTCATGGCTGGACTCCCGCCCAGAAGACACCTACTGGGAAGCCTATCATCGACGAACCGATATTAAAGGAGATAGGGAGCCCGACTGCCCTTGCATTCCTGCGGATTTTGACGATAACGAAGATGCTTGGAATGATATCAGAAGGCGCAAACGCCTGGCTGAAGCTATCTACGACTGCTAGTAGAATCCATCATCATTGTTCAGTTGCTACTTCTACATTTAGATGCGCTCATCGAAACCCCAACCTTGCCCAAGTACCCAGTGACCCACGATTTAGAAAACTTTTCTTACCATCTCCGGGTCAAGTCATGGTCGCTGCTGATTTGTCTGGGATTGAGTTACGTATGTTGTCTCATTTCCTTGCCAGATATGATGGTGGACGATATGCAGACATCTTACTCAACGGAGATATACACCAAGTAAATGCTGACAAGATAGGAATATCTAGGAAGCTTGTAAAGACTGTAACGTATGCATTCCTGTACGGCGCAGGTGACGAAAAAATTGGACACAGCTATGACAAACTTCTTTCATCCACGAAAGCAAAGAAAAAAGGTAAGGAAATCAGAGCGGCATATATTGACGCGATTGATGGACTCGATAAACTCTTGGAGGCTATCAAGACAGCTTCAGAAAGAGGATTTATCAAAGCTATCGATGGTAGAAAAATTATGGTGGATAGCCCGCATAAAGCGTTAAACTACTGCCTTCAGGGCAACTCCGCCATCTTGGCAAAGCGTTGGATGGTTATCAATCAACAAAACATCAAAGAATTAAATTTATGTTGTTCACAACTAGCTTTTATACATGACGAATTACAATTCGAGTGTTCCCCTGAACAAACAGCTGACTTATCAACATCCTTGGTATTTAGCAGTCTCGCAGCTGGAGAATATTACAACCTCAGAATCAGAATTGACGCAGAAGCAAAAACCGGAAACAACTGGAGTGAAACCCACTGATGACTGAAGAATCAGCTGATCAGATATCCACTAAGATTTGTAAATCTTGTAAGGTTAATCTACCACTAGATGCTTTCATTAAAGCAGATGGTCCTAATCGTAGCACACGTAACAGATGTAAGGAATGCTGTAAATTACACGCTAAAGTTCGTAAGACTTTGAAAGCACAGAATCCAGTACCAGAAGCTGGTAACTGCCCGATATGTGATTCATATACAGAAAAATGGGTACTTGATCACTGTCATGAAACTTTAACTTTTAGAGGTTACATTTGTAAAGACTGCAATGCAGGTATTGGTCTATTAAAAGATAACGCAGACATTTTAAAAAACGCTCTCCACTATTTAAATAATGAGAAGTAAATCAATGATGGGAGTACAAAACGTAATCCCGTTTACATCAAAGAAAACCCGTCAAGGTAATGGTTTACATAGTAAGCCACGCAAAGGTAAAAAGAAATATAGAGGACAAGGTAAATGAAGTTATTTGTTGACGCAGATTACATTGTTTACAAGGCTTGTGCCGGTGCAGAGTCAGAAGTTGACTTTGGTGATGATGTTATTCTAGTTGTCAGCAAATTCAGTGAAGCATACACAGCAGTTAAACGTGAACTAAATAAAATTAAAAATCAGTTCATGTGGGATGT